TCGTCAAGAAAGATGACATTATAGGATCCGCCTCGGACAGCAGATGAAGAAGTAGAGTTAGCCGAAATCTTGGACCCATTTTCTAATTCAAGAGAACCCTTGTTCCATGATATGATACCCTGTTGCATCCATTTAGGCAAGTTTTCGTAAGCAAGTTGTAACCTTCCAAGTAGATCTCTTGCTGTAGATGCCTTGTTTGCTAGAATCGCGACGTTAACATTGTCGTTAAAAACAGCGTAGTGTAAAAGATATGATACACAAGTTGTAGACTTGCCAGTCTGACGAGGCATCTTGCATATATTAAATCTTTGATCATGGAAGTTTTGAATTAACTTTTCCTGGAATGGATACATGTCAAATGGGACAAGACCATGATCAAGAGAAACAATTTTTATATAATTTCTTGCAAAATAAACAGGGTCGCTCTTACACTTGAGGAACTCAACGATTTTATCTTCAGTCCACTCAATCTGAGTATTTGCTTTTTTTAGGTTAGGATTACCAAGATAAATTTCACTCATATACTAACCTCAGCAATTCCAGCGTTTGCGTGCTTTACAGATTGCTTTATCTGGAGTTTTGGTGCAATCAATATTATGCATATCTTTTTGCCCTTTAGATCTGGCACAGAATGAAGTGCGACGTTTTGCTCTTTTTCCAGTTGGTTTCTTTTCAGTTACAGCAGTTTGTAGTTTTGAACCTGGGTTCTCACGCTTGTAAGCATTAACTGCTTTCTGACTCATACCATCGGTTTTATCACCTTTATTAACTTTCTGCCAATCTTCCATAAACTGACCGAAAGTTTTAGCACCTTCTTTTACACAACGATTATAAGTCTTACCAAAGAGTTTTTGAGTTCCTACTTTTTTATAACCTTTCCAGCACTTTTTCGCTTCATCAAGTTCTTTTTTACCACTCTCAGGACCTTGTGCATTAGGTCTTCCCTTCTTCTTTCTAGCAACACCATTCTTAAAATCAGAAGGATAGGTTGCTTCATCAAGCATTCTACTTCCAATACCATCAGTTGCCTGAAGTGGTTCTGGTTTGATGATATCAATAAAATCAAATCTCATTTCTTTGAAATCATCTCTCCAATTGGAGAAATCATATCCTTCTTTCTTAGTCTTATTACCCCAGTTCTTAGCACCAACCTTACGACACTTAACTAGTGCTCCAGATGCATATGCACTTGGCCAAACAGAGTAACGTGACTTGACCTTATGGTAGCAAGCATCTTTCTTACCCTCGTCAACTATACCACCCTCAGGTTCATATGAATTCGCTAGTTTCTTTTGAATTCCAGAACCTGGCATCATATTGGTATTTTTAATATATTCTGCAGGATTAAGGTCTTTGATATTTACCTTCTTTTGAATTTTTTTGTTAATCTCTTTTTCAGAAGCCATTTCAGTTACGTTCTTTGCTTTACCTTTACGATCTGGATTTGGATCTTCTCTGCGTTTTTTCGCTGCTCTTCTTTCTCTCTCGTCCTTACTCATTGATGCACGATCATCAGCGTCACGACAGAAAGGTTTTGTTTTTTGTCCAGGTTGTCTTGCACAAGGTTTCCCATCATATTTACCTCCCGCCTGGACCCATCCTCCGCCTTTGAACCAATCGCGAAGAGAGTAACCTTTAGATTTTGCGGATTTACCATCACGCTTTTCTGCAATAGTTTCCTCATTAGTTACATAATCTGCAGCGGTATCAATATAATCTGCTGCTTTGGTGATTTTTGATTGAACCCATGCTTTGAGTTCACCTTCACCCTTTTTACCCATTTTCTTTTGAAGACGGGAAGCAGCATTCTTAATAGTTTTGAGTTCGGAACGAGCCATAGAATACTCGTGATCTTTCTTTTCTTCGTTCACTTTTTTTCTACCCCTACAGTGTGCTCGTTGAGAGAATCCTTTTGGATTATTGCAATCGATGGACTTTTTATATTTTGCACTCCACGCTTCTGATACTCCTCCGCCATTAGAGCCCCCATTAGACTCCCCATTCCCATTTCCATTGCCATTCGCACCATTTCCATTGCCATTCTTTTTTGTCTCCTCTTCTTTCTCTTCCTCTTTTTCACGGCGAAGCCATCCACCCAGACCCACACGATATCCTAGTGGAATCTTTTTACACTTTTTATCTTTATAGCAGTAATAATAACCCTGCTTACACTTTTTCATTATTAGTGTCTGAGTTACTATTATTTAGAAAACCTTGCTTTAGTAGTTTTTGAAGATCTGATGTTGATCCAACAAATAATGCATTGTTTGTAACATTATTAGTTGTTTTTGTTCCAGAATCTTCTTCAAGATCTTTTACTTTTTTCTGAAGATCTACTAACTTATCTGTTGTATCCGCAACACTTTTAATAAGTTGTCCTGCAACTTCATATGCTCTAGGACTTCCACCTTCACCGGCAAGTTCCATAATACCGTTAATTGCTTCTTGACCTTTTTCGATCAGTGAATACAAGTTTGCTCTTGTATATTCATAATCTTTTGTGAGATCTTGAGCACCCTTATCAGGAACCTTCAGTTCAGCAGGTTGCCCTTCTGTTTTAACGATCTCACACTTAGTGTTAAGAGCATTATCGATAGAATCAAATTTGTCAGACATAAATTAGATATCAATTTTTCTGGTTGGACTAAAGTCTGCTCCGCTCTCGAAGAAATCAAGATCTTCGTTGAATCCAAAGTCATCCCCTGGTGCAACGAGAGCATCATCAGCAGTGCTGAGAACATTGAGTTTTGCTCCCTTACGATGTTCTGCTGCAATTGTTGCGCTATGTGCCCTCTTAACAGTTATAGAAGTGCTAGTTAACTTAGTTACCTTCATAATTTCACTATCAATAATAACTCTATTATTGACTGCAATACCAGAAGTATCATTCAGTTCAATTACAGTTTCGGTGAGATCAATAGATTCTGTTGTTAGTGCGCCAGTATCATTATCATAATCTTTTCTTGCCTGTGGGGTGGCAGTATATCTAACCTGTCTCTTCGCTTTTTGTCTATCAGTATCTGAATAATAATCGACCTGAACCTTACGGATAATTCCATCCGTGCTGTCTGCAATAGGACCAAACAGATATGTTTTTGCTGTAAATTGTAAAGTATAAATTAAAGCTCTACGAGTAGAAAAGTCACCTTCATAATCATCTTGGAATGAAATATTATCTAATACAACTGGTATGTCTCTTTTTTCTCCGATTGAATCTACTAACTCAACAGTAATGTTGAATGATGGTTGAAAATATGGAAGAATCTGCTCAATAATTTGAAGGGCATCATCATTCAATTTTGTGAGAATGTTTAATTCAAATCCAAGGTTATATGGAACAGGCATATAAACCTTTTTTATTCTACTATTATCGTCTACTGCTTTAAAAGTTTGAGTTACAGAAACTTTCCTTGTAGGATCATATGAAATACTATTCATTTCAAAAGACATTCTTGGCAATGTAATTTGAACTGCTCTGTTTAAATCTGCTTGCTGTTCTAATCTTGCCAAGAACTTTTGAGCAGGACCATATGCTAGTGGAACCTTGATTTCACTCTCAACATTTCCATTCGCATCATCATGTTTCACGTAAATTTGATTAAACAATGTTCCAAAGGAAACAACTGTTTTTCTAATTATTTCGTGATAGAAATAAGTGCCTAACATTAATAATTACCAAAAGGATTCGATTCTGTGAAGTCAACTATGAGATCTGCCTCAGTCTCGATAGAATCGTTGTCAGTATATTTATCATATGTATCATCATTGGTATAAAAGTCTGCCGCGTATGTTGCAGAAGATGCTGCACCAACAATCAATTCACCATTTGTAAATGTTCCATCAACATAAGATATTTTAAGAATATTTGTATCAGAATCCCATTCTTTAACTCTCGCAGTAGTTCCAGAACTAGAACCAGTAATAATCTCATTGAACTGATATGTCCCAATACCAGAAATTAATGGTGGATCAGAAATTGTAATTGTGGGTGCAGAAGCATATCCAATTCCTGCATTTAATATTCTAATAGCAGTGACTATATTACCACTAGAAATTTCTGCTCTAGCGACCGCTGTAGCCAGTGATGGATCTTTGAATTCATCTGCATTAGAGATGGATACAATTGGAGCAACTGCATAACCACTACCAGGACTTGTAATTGTTAATGTGGTTATAGTTCCACCAGCACCAATAGATGCTGTTGCTGTTGCTGTAGAACCAACACCTGCAGGAGAAGCAATGGTTACAGTTGGTGCCACAGAATAAGATGCACCTGGATTAGTTAAAGTCAATTGAGTTACAGTTCCACCAGCACCAATGGTTGATGTTCCTGCTGCTCCAGCGGAAGGAGCACTAATAGTTACAGTTGGGACAGAAGTATATCCAGATCCTCCTTGGTTAACCGCAATCGAACGCACACCATTTTGAGTAGTTTCAATAGAGCATGTAGCAGCTGCTCCAACACCTCCACCACCATATATTGTAATACTTGGTGTTACTGTATAACCAAATCCAGCATTAGTTAGTAATACTTCTTTTATAGAACGAACACCAGCAATAGATGTAGTAATTGCAACTGCTGTTGCTGTTCCACCAGAAACTGGTGAATCATCAAACTGAATAATTGGTGTAGAAGTATATCCACTACCATCATTATTTAAAAATAGTTGTCTAACATATCCTGTGCCAACAATAGAAGTTGCGGTAGCGGTAGCACCAATTCCAACTACTTGTAATGTGGTTATATAACCTTCATCTTGAACTTGAGTATCAATTTCTTCGATTGAAGTGTCAATAACTTCATCCTCATATTCAAAGAGTTCACATTTAAGTTGATATACGTAATTTTTTCCTAATTGGTAAAAAGGATCTTCATGTTCTACAAACTTACTTCAATAATCTCTGTCCTAGTGGAAAATAAA